GGTGGTGGTGCGCTCAATTGGTGGGAAGAAGTTTGGACGACGGTTGGGACAGCGTCGTTCTGGATCAGAGGTTCTTCTTATACCAATCAGAGTTCTACGACTTACCAACGTTTTGGTGCGTTGAAGCATAAGGGTGCATTTGGCGGTGTCTTCGACCCTTGGACTACGAATAACAACGGGGGACCTTACGCTAAAGGCTTTTTTGTTAACCAAACAACTGGAGGTATTACTGAGGCCAGTGGTAGTACTATATGGAGTCATAATTATGGTCCGACATTTACGACTTTACATAGAGGTAATGTAGGAAACGACTACGTAGTTAGAGGTGGATGTACAAATCCTAGTTACGGAGGTAGTTATAGAGATTGGTGGTACGGCTGTCGTTTTGATAGCTCTGGAAACCCCCAGTCAACCAGTTACGCTTCAGGATCTCCTAGTGGAGATTACGCAGAGCATAGTAATGGTGACCTTGCTATGGCTCAAACTAGCGTGAACGGTACGACTTATTTCAGAAGGTCTGGTTACAACAGGAATGATGGTAAATATTGGCATAGTAGGGGTACTTTCACTGGCAATGGCGGAAGTTACAACGAATGGAGTAACCCTAGTTCGAATACATCTACCAACTACTGCACTTCTTTTACTCCTCAAGAAAGAGGTTCTAATCCTTATGGATGTATCTGGTGGTATAACAACAGTGGCAATAAGCAATGGATTGGATGCTATGGCGATGGCCTAGATCGAGGTAGTTCTACTGCTACCGGTAACACGCAGATAGGTTGGCATAGCAACTGTCACGGTTTCGTGATGAGTAATAACAAGGTTTTAATGTCGAATGGTGGTAGTGCTTCAAACACTGGGTTGATGGATACAACGAACGGAAACCACAGCAACATGCCCAGCGGCGCTTCTTATGGTGCTTTAGCTCTGTGTCAACATTCAGACTATTCCCAGTCAGCCCATTTACCAAGACCTACATGGCCTGAGGTAGCAGATACATGGCTGATGTCAGCGCAGGGTAAGGGCTATTGTGCTATCAAGATTAATCCAACGACATGCGTTGTAACTATAGTGACGGCTAAAGATACAATCATGGCAGGTTTAGGTTCTAGTCCTCCATCTAGATCCAGCCAATGCACGTCTATCACAGGATCTACAAACCAGTACTTTGTTTATGCTGATGTTACAGGTTCCAAGGCAAACATAACTGTATTCCAGAATCCTTTCAAGGATCTTGATATGAGCTGAATATGATCTTTTATACTATTAACAAGAGACATTAGATTATGGCAACTATTACAGCAGCTCAACTAAGATCAGAAAGAAATACTCGTTTAGCAGCGAGTGATTATTTAACTTCTCCAGATCTGTACGATACGTACGCGCCAGGATCTCAGACAATGCTAATTGATTATCGTCAAAAGCTTAGAGATTTACCTGCTTTACATGCTGCAGAAGGAGATTCAATCGACGATACTGGCATTCAATGGCCAGAGAAGCCTATGATTTCTATACTAGAAGGTGGACCTGCTAAGCAATTACCTGCTTAGGTAGCTATTTAACTGAAACCTTAGTACAATCTGGTAGCTAAAAATAGAAGCTATGCAGACTGCAGAATTTGGCACAAAAGAATGGGTTCGAGAGAACCAAAATCGTGTTGATTATATGAATTTTTTATATGATCATTTCGATAGAGATCATGCACCTATAGGTTTAAGGCATACTTTTACAGGGCTTGCGAAGTTACGTGCAGAAGAATTAGGTAGACCTTTAGTAGAAGATGAAGTTAAAGTATGGGACATACTGAATAGTACTGTAGGTGCAAATTAGCAGTCCTTCTCAGGAATTAAATTCTATCGTGGCAACACGAGATTTTCTTCTGAGGCTTACTGATACCAAGGAATCTCCACGAATTCCTGGTGAAGTCAGGCGAGAAGCTAGAGCTTTGTTGCGTCATTATCCGCCTACTTATCGGTTAAAACCGTTACTAGAAGAGGCATTATATAAATAACAACTACAATAGGTAGATGGACTTACTATCTGAGTCTGATAGAGAAAGGCGGAAAGAATTACGTCGCATTATCGATGCTTGGGGTACTCCTCGTGCATACGATAAGGAATCTACTATCGAGGCTCAGAAACAATATATCCAACTTCAAATGAAATCTTCGGGGAGACTCTAAGTTATGGTAATGCTGGCTGAAGATGGCTTCAGAAATGCCGCTGTACCTAGTTCTGGTCCAGTCTTAAAGGATCTACTAGAGAGTCCTGCCAACAGATTTGCGGCCACCCCAGAGGCTAAAGGATTAATAGAGAATGCACTAGCTGGAAATTACACAGGTAGAGGTAGCTTCGGCTTGAATGAAGACGGCACAACTGGAGTACCAGAAGGAAGTGATTGGGGAAGTGATGTTGATGAAGACGAATTACTAAAGCTATTAGGTGGAGGTGATATTCAAGCTAATACGGGTGGCTCTGCTTACGACAAATTAGATAAGGAATATCAAGATAAAATTAATGCCCCCGGCAGCTCTATTGACGATGTAGAGGCTGATAAAATTCGTGAAATACTTAGAAATAATGAGGATAAATTTAAAGCCTCAGATTTCAATGAAACATTAATAGCTAATGCAGACACAGGAGCTGCACCTATTGGTGCTTATAAAGGGGGAGATGAAAAGATAGCTGTAGGACCTTACCAACCAGATGATCAGGCTGGTCGAATGTGGGAAAATTTCTTACAACAATCAGGTGGTAAAACTCCTTTTAATTATGAAATAAATCTTGGGGACAAAGGATTAGAAAGTATTGGCGCGGATGCAACTATTACAGGAGATAAAGGAGGTCAATGGTCAGCACAAGGATCATATGATTTTCCTACTAATCAAGAAGTGATGGGACCATTCGGAGGAGAAACTATTAATATTCCAGGGTCAATATCAGGAGGAATACAATATACAGATCCTAATAATAAATGGACAGGAAGTATTAATTACAACAAGAGAAACATGGGCATGCCTCCAGGTGCTTTCGGAGCTGAGTTTGGAGCACAGTTCTAATCACAAAGACACAGAAATATAGTTTAAAATTAGTAAAACTTGCTCAGAAAGCAGAACAATGTTCTTCTCGAGAGGAAGCAAGGAAAATTTTACGTAAAACTAAAAAAACCAAAAAGAAATTATTTGAATTAACTAATGAATGATTTTCAGCTAGCTGTTCTTTATTGTTATTTACCTTTTATTGTTTTTATTACTTTTTATTATTTAATAGAGCTAAATGACGACGATGACGACGATGACGATAAAGGTACTTTAGTTCCTGCTTATTACTCTGCTTAATGTGATTATTGCTTTACGCAATTGTCAACAGTTTTTCCGTTCTTCTGTTTAGTCCCCATTAATTTATAACCATCCCAGCAAGCTTTTCCGTCTAAGCCTTTTTTCTTAGAGTGCTTTTCTGCTCGAGATTTAGCTTCTTGTCGTTTATTCATTACCAACTCCAATTACATGACCAGTACCCTGGTTTTGTTTTGTCTTTCTTTTCGTCGCAGTTGTGTCTGCTTTTGAAGTTTGCTCTACGTTTGGAATCACCATGTCCTCCTTTTCCTTTAGAACCTTCCTTGTAATGCTGCATGTTAGGGTCTCCAAAACGTACAATTTTATCTTTATCTCCGTCTTTCACTAAAACTGCAAATTTCTTAGAGCCACCTTTTGTTTTCTTAGGTTTGTTATACCCTTGAAAAATTTCACCAGCGTAACGAATTGTTTTTGCCACAAGCAGAAACTAATAGTCGTAATTACTATTGTAAAGCTTTTGTAAAACCAAAAAAATTAATCCCTCTCAGGAGAAATTAAGGTAGGACTAATTGATATTGGTGTATGACACCCGAGCGATGGGAGGCTTACATGTACGGCCTCATCGACTTGTCCCCAGGATCCGCCAGAAGGCGTTTCCGACAATCAATCAAAGATGAATGGGGGTGTTGTGCCTATTGTGGTAGAGAACCGATAGAAGGCGATCAGTCATCTTTGATGACTTTAGATCACATTAAGCCAAGATTCTTCGGAGGCAGTAGCTTAAGGTCTAACCTTATCCCTGCTTGTACTAGCTGCAACAAGGACAAGGGAAGTATCCGCTACTGGAGGCACTGGTATGAAAAACAGGATTTTTACTGTCCTGCAAAAGCAGCCAGAATTGAAACATGGATGCAACCTGAATCGATAGGAGGTAACAATGGACGAGGGCTTAACTATCGAACAGCAATACCAACTAAGGAAGCTGGCTCTCGAGATCGAGAATTACTCTCGAGAAGAACTGAAAGAGGAATTACTTGCTTGTTGGGAGGAGAAATTTCAGCAGAAGCAATGCTTTCTCTCGCTTAGTCAAGAAGCAGGTATCATTTTTAAATTAGATGATTATCATCCTGCTTCTATCCCAATGAGTGAAGAGGAGTTTAAAGGTGTTTTCGGGTACGAACCTACTACTGAGGAGAAAGTGCAATATGTGCAGAATTTATATGAAGAAGTAGAACCAGAGTTAGATATGGATGAAATCGTGCTTGATTCTGAAGATTAATCATATACAATCAAGTAACTACATGTAGAGTTTTATGGAAGCGGTTATTGCAGGTGCTATTGCTGCGGTCGTGGGGCTTGTATCAGGACAAGCTGTGAGTATTCGTTTATCCAGTACCAAAGGAAAAGATGCAGCTCGTATAGCAGCTTTAGAACAAACCGTAACTCAAATGATTACAAGAGAGGAAGTACAAAATGCTTTTGCTCAAGTTGCAAAGATTGAAGCTGAGAAACAAAAAGCAGTCATGATGGCTCCTCCTAATGTTTCTTTCGAGGAAGCAGTTCTAAGCAGGCAGCAGAATATTCAAAGAGCAGCAGCTCAAACTGATCAAGTGAATCAGCAAATGAATCAACAATTAGCAGCTTTGCAATCTCGCCTAAAGGAGATACAGTCTGGACAGTCTTAATTTTCATATGTCTGAAACAACAATTAAGTTCAGAATTGATCAAAATGGCAACGTAAAGGAAGAAGTTATAGGTGTTGTGTGCAGTAATTGTACTGACATAACCCAACAAGTAGAAAAGGACTTAGGCTCAGTCATATCAAGGACTTTAAAAGGAGAATATTATCAACCTTGCACTATAAATCAGACCGACCAGAAAGAAATAGTGGCACAAACAGAGTAAAACTACCTATTACAGGCACTAATATAAAGGTTTATTTACTCACTTGAGTACTCATGATTAAGTCTGCTCTTATAGCTGCAGCATCTTCTATAGCTATCTCTCCAGCTGTATTGGCTGGTCCTTATGTCAACGTTGAAACTAACGCTGGCTGGTTAGACAAAGAATTTGTTGCTGCTGTTACTGATATTCATTTCGGTGTAGAAGGCGAGAACGGAGCTTGGAACTACTACGCACAAGGTGGTCCTGCTTACGTTAAGGTTGCTGACGTTGATGGAGAAGTTCGTCTTCAGGTAAAGCTGGTGGTGGATATGCTATCTCCGAGTCTGTAGGCGTTTACGGTGAATTATCTGCTTTGACTGGCGAAGATAAGGAAGATTTTTCAACAGGCGGTAAACTAGGTCTTAAGTACAAGTTCTAGTCCCCATGAACCAGAAGATATTCAATATCTTCGCTGTTACCAGCCTCGCACTTTCTGGCAGTCTTGCCGTCGGTGTGGTGGCTGGTATTTTTTATGTCAGAAGTGACGCAGCGAAAGAAGCAGTGAAGTCTCGCTTAATGGAGCTGATTACTCCTGATATCGATGGGCAAATGATGAAAGCAGTGCCTGATATAGGCAATGCAACATTAGATGCAATCACATTCCCCGATATGACAGGTCCTGTAGCACCAAAACTTTAGACTGAACGTATCAACATGATTGCTACGCTTGTGACTCTTGATGTCATTGATGTAGGAGAACATGAATTCATCTATAAACGACTAGATGGTTCATACTATGCTTTACGTGTACGAGCAGGCCAAGCGGATGAGATTATCGAATTGGGTGATATCCCTCCTGAAAGGCATTTACGTCAAGAACAAATAGATCATGGGGACAATCAAAATCCCGAACGTTTATAGTCCAGGCGTTAGAGATATTGTTATCAGAGATTTATCAGTCCCTACTGTCAAAGTGTGGGCTGTAGATCCACCTCAGAGCCTTCCTTTATATCTTCCAGTAACAGCTGATATGGGTTGGCCTCTTATTGAGATGCCTGGCTGCGTAGAGGCTCGACAAGAATGGAATAAGAAAGCATTAGAAGACGATCCAGAAGGAAATCTTCTGCTGTGTACAGACGTGGGGATGCCTTCGTTCCAGACATTGGACTACAGCCAAGAAGGGATGGTCTTTGTCCAAAAGAAAGGACCTGATTTACCTAACACGGGAGTAGGAGGCGATCAAAATAATGACCAAGAAAATAGTGAAAGTGGTGAGACCAATCAAGATTCTTCTGCTTTTCCTACCGATAATTTTACAGGAGATATTCCAAAGAATGTAGAGACGGAAGAAGAGCCATGTCCTCGTCCAGACGATCCCAGTATTGGAAGTAAGGGGAAATTTGGTAGAGCTCGTGTCAAGGGTTATGAACGTAATGAGGAAGGAGAATGTATCACCTTATGGACAGAGGTAGCTGTGTTAGAAACTGTGAATACCTATCTACCACCACCACCCCTCATACTCAGCACAGGTGCTATTGCAGCCACGGCGGTGACGTCTAGTGTTCTGATTAAACCTTTATCAGATTATCTATTGAAAATTATCAAGCCTTTGGTTAAGAAAGTTCTCAAAAAGGTTTTACCAAAACTTATGGGGAAGAAGCCCAAGGTGCTTTCCGTACGTGAACGCCGATTGTCTCAACGGGATCTGCGGAAGTAAGTTCTTTAGTGATCACTTTAGGTATGGAATGAGAATGATCTGGTAATACCCCCGGAGGATTTATAACATTTACGTCGGCACATATAGCAGCGTATTTGCTGTTAGAAGCCCATACGATCCCCTCTTTAGCTAGGTTGCCGCAGTGTTTCAGCCTCGAGATTTCATAATCTAAAACTTTCATATTCAATGAAGCCTGTTGCAGAGCTATTTGATTCGTCGCCGCAGTTCTACACAGGTCAACCATCTTTTTATCTAGAGATTTAGACCAACTAGCAGTGAATCCTGCTGTCAGGTTCAAATTATCTTTTTGTAAAGTTTGAATTGTTTTTTCGAATAATATACTTCCTGGATTATCAGGTACTGTGTCTCCATTTATATCGCGCATGTCGTAGACCGGTTCCTGATAGGTTTCCTCGAAGGGTAGCCTTTGACCAAACGTAGCTCCCGCATAAGGAGTGACAGTTAATGTAGAACTCTGGCAATTAACACCTCCTGTAAAAGTTGAATTCATATAAGTGCCGTTTAATACTTGGTATGCATTCACAGTTGCTTGACCGGAAGAATTAGCGACCGGATTGGATGTGGCCGATATACCTCCAATATCGCTTGCTCTAGCGGGTAAAGTAGTGTATAGTAAAGATAACGCTAAAAGCCTTGGTATAACAGGGATCTTGATCACTGGCTAAATACTGAGGTAGATTCTATAATTGTATCGGCTTCCACGGTTCTCGTCACGGTTGTCCTATTCCTGATTCCGGCTCCAGAATATGTTTCAGCAAACATAAAGTTAGCCCCTGGCTCGACGATTGACCATGTTGGCTTGTTATTCAGATCTAATCCTTTCCATGTTGTAGTAATACCATTGACGGTAATACTCCCTGCGTCTACAGCAGGTGCAGTAATATTGTTACTACTAGGTTTTACGTTCTGACCGGACACAGTATATTCCCAGCCTGTAGAAAAATCTTCAGACACTATCGTCTCCGATGTCACTACACGACTCTCCGTTCGAGACGTTAGCTGGCCCTGAGAAAAATTTGGCACAACCGGGACGGCTAGGGCATTTGCAGGTATGAATATTGCGGTGACCGCATATAGGACATGACGTATATTTTTTCTCATATACCATTATGCCTCCATTTAGTTGCCAATTATTAGCTCATTGGTAATTTGACCAATCGCAGTTGTACCAGCCGCTCCGGCGGTTAAAGTCGATATAGTACCACCAGCAGAACTACTGAGAGCACCTGCCAAGGTTCCCTTCGTACCTCCGGCAAACGTGGTGGTGCTTCCGTAAGCCGGAATGGACTGTACCTGACCGGTTGTCGTGCTCACTGTTGACCCCGCATTTAAGGTAGCTATAGGGTCACCTTGTAAATAATTTTCTGCGAAACTAAATTGATTTCCGGTTGTATGAATTTCATATGTACCAGCTGTAAGTGTTGGGCTGGCGGTTACAGACCCAGCTGTTAATCCGCCGAATACGTCACTATTGCCGGTGCCGACTTTAATATTTGTGCCACTTACTGAATACGCAGACCCTATTCTTGACGCAGTTGAGCTAGCCCCATCAACGGTGAGCTGTACCGAGGCTTGATGTCTCATCGTGATATCGGCCATCGCTGGTCCCGCTGACAAAGTAAATATTGCCAGTAAGATCTTCCACTTCATAATTCAAAAGCATTGGTCTTTGTAAATTCATACTAGGTGTTTTTACGTCCATCATGTTTTGTGAAGGATTCACCGTCAGGCTTCGTATTACGATCATCGGTTCCCCAACCATTGCGCTGGTACTCCATTAAGAATACAAGGCA